GGCTAGGTGCATAGCACGGGCATCCTCTAGGCTCCAGACGAGCCAGTCAACCTCAGATGAGGGAGGACAGTTGGCTGGAGTAACAGGCACTTCAACAACGATCTCCTCAATTACCTCCACTGGCACCTCAACTATGACCTCAACGAGAACCTCCTTGACTACTCGTTCCGTGACCACAACTGTCTCAGGCTCAGACTGGCCGAAGACTAAGAACATTAGAGGAGCGAACGCTATAGCTAGAAGAGCTAGTGGTATGAGTAGTAGCCACTATACATCAGGCCTTCCTACTCCTCTCAGAAACTTAATAGCCACTGCCATGCCTATCTTTTGTACGCGGCCTTTCTCACTTACACATTCCACGGATGCCAGTTGCTCAGGCGTAGCAGTAGCCACGTTGTACACTGTTCCTAATCTTTTAATCAATGCCTCGGCCTTCACAGCGCCTATACCTAGATGCCCACCCATACCCATGAGACGCTGCACCATAGGATTGGGATGGAAGGTTATGTCCTTGAGATACCTGTGGAAGGTGTTATGGTTAGCCTTCTGGTCAGCTTTGTAGAAGGCTGTCAACATACTCAGCGTGGCTCCATAAGTAGGCGTCTGGTACACCTCTATGTACTTACCCACCTCATACAGCCACGCATATGCACCTTTCATTGGACCTAAGAAGTAAGACTTACCTGCGTAGAACAGGTGCCTCTTACCTTTGGTAGTCTCCTTGAATATTGTTGTGCCTTTGGGAGTAGGTACTGCCACACCTTCCACTATCAGTATGAGCCTGACACTAGGATGGGTTGCTAGTTGCCTGCGTAACTGATCTTCTATGCTGTCCAACCCTCCGAGCAACTCATACCAGGTCTTTCTCTCTACCTGCTGTCTACCATCCACGCCTGTCCACAGGTAGTCAGCATAGCCTTCACTGTTGAGAGGCTGGATAGCACATGGTATGACAGGTGACAGAGTAGGCAGGGCTTCACTAGGCTCATGCACGTCTATGCCGAACAGTTCACCACTAGTCACTGGCCTTGCCCTCCATAAAGTCGTTTAGGTCTTCCAGGCATATCCTAACTATCTTGCCTCCTGGCTTGCTGAACTTCAGCTTACCGCTATAGATGTACTTCTGTACGGTGGTGTAATGGACCTTGATGTGATCCGCGGCCTCTTGCATGGTGAGCCATGTGCAACTCAATTGTGGTTCCTCCTCCCAATCTCTATCCGGTCACCCGTCCCCATTGCTATCAGGTTAGCTATGCTGTCCCAGGTAGGGTTAGCCATCACAGTGCCCTCCTGCCCCAGGTTATACCCGCACTTCAATAGCTCACCATTGATCTTTCCCCTCTCCTTAGAGGTGCGTATAGCTACATCTACAAACCTGTGTGTCTGCGCTAGACCCTCCAATATCTTCTCACCCGTCAACTGCTGCTCGATCCTACCATCTGGCCCTGGCGCTGCTTTCCTCTCATCAGTCAGATGGTGGGTAGCTATCAGGTTCTTCTTGACACCTGCACCTGTAGTGTAGATGTCTCTGATAGCATCGTTGATCTTGCCGTATTCTATCTGGATGAGCTGCTCCCTCAGGTTCACCCCCTGAATACGCTGGCCCACTGAATCATAAGCAGCGTTCTGCAGGTTCTCCAGATGTGAGCTGGCCTTAGTTCTCCTAGCTACAGTCATAGTGTCCACTACTATAGTGGCTATCTCAGGGTCGGAGAAGGCTGCGGCCATAGCGTTAATGGCATACAACCATAGGGCAGTGTTGCCCTGTAGTCTCATGGAGTCTAGCTGGATAGGGTTGGGCAACTCAAAGATGGTTATGTCCTGATCCTTCCAAACATCTGGTGTCCACTCAACCTCCTTGACGTAGGACACTATTTTGATATGTAGGCCAGCGAACAACTCCTCATACTTGCCCCCTTTGATAGCCCGCTCTATACCCATATCGAAGGCAAAACCTACAATGGGCAGTGGTGCGGAGTAGGCTAGTGTGGTCTTGCCTGTCGCTTCATCTCCTTCAATTGAGAGTATCATCCCATCTCCTTATCAGCATCTTGTATCTCAGTCCTGATTCCCTTCATGTTATCAATCAGCTCGGACATATCCCTTATGCAGCCATGGGAAGTGTCCACCTTAGCCCTGTACCTGGCCGCGTGTAAATGCTGCTCCTTCTCCAGGTACTCCACTAAGGACTCAGCGTAGCCTATCTGCTTGTCACTCGCCGGATGACACGACATACCGGCCCTCCTTAACAGCTCTGCCAATGACTTCCATACCTCTATCTACTGCCTTGTGCAGAGGCGGTCGAGAGGTTATCTGACCTAACGACAATAGCCCTACACCTTTCAGCAACTCATTCAGAGTTGTGTATGCCTCTCGTAGGTTGGCACTCTCATCTCGAAGCCTCCTAGTGTCACCTTGCATCTCTCATCTCCTTCTCGGCTTGTGTCCGGCATGGAAGCCGGTACAAAAAGGACACTTATATATCACCAGACTAGGCCTCAGCCCTGACAGCCGAGCCTCCTGCTTAGACGCATACCGTTTCTTGCGCCTGCACTGCCGTCGCCTAAGTCTTCTCTTGCTGGCCATGCTGCATCTCTGCATAAACAGCCTCAAGGCAGAACCTATCCACTGCTGCCTCCAATGCCCTTAGCTGCCACTCCATCAGGTCAGCTTTGGATATGGACTGCCTTCTTGACTTGGTTATCTTCTCCTCCAGTATTTTCCAGGCGACACTGTAGATGTCAGGCATGGAGTATCTCCTCTCCTATCTCTCCTTCTTCTGGAGGATAGATGATGCCGAGCTGGTCTTCACCCCAGTCATCATCCTCCGCTATGTCAGCATCCTCCTGGGTAGCACGTAAAAATGAGAGTTCGTTGCCTAATGAGTACATACCCTCATTCACGTACTTCTCCCATGCGTCAGGATCAGAGTTCACAGGCTTCATCGGAGTTTCCTCATAGCAGTCATACCCACAGCAGAGTCCATCTCCTAAGAACTTGGTACACATCAAGCCTCACCCTTTGTTACACCTAGCTCCTTAGCCTGCTTGCAGAACTGCATGACAGGACAGTACCTTGCACACCGGATGTTCTCACCTGGGCGATGTACTACTCCATACCCTCCCATACTCTCAGCTAGAGCATTAGCCAGGGCAGGCTCCTCAAACACCCTGTATGCCTTCTTAGCTCCAGGCTTCATCACTGCCCATGAGTCTGGCCTAGCCCACCTCTCTAGCGCAGTACACTCAGGATACACACCGTCAATAGCCTTCTGGTGCAGCTTGACCTTATCCTGGAACGCGAGTGCCTGAGTATCCAGTGACCACATCGGTATCTCATGCTCGATGACCTTGAGCGGAGGATACTGCTTGTCCCTCTCCACCTGGCTAGCCATCCAGTCACGGAACCACATGACCACCTTCAGCCTATCCACTTGCAGCCCGTTCCGCTGCGCCAGGTAGGCGTAGAAGTTCAACTGCTCATCGTGGTCTGCCTTGCCACCTAGTATATGTGACCACACGGACGACACCTTGTAGTCCTTCAGCGTGTGAGTATCCGTGTACAGCACATCGAACTGGCCTGAGATAGTCCACCCACTGTAGTCCACAGTCATCCTGTGCTCCTGTATCACACCCAGCCCGCGTTCACCCTGAGATATGATATGGTGCAAGGCCCTCCCCTCCAGAGAGTACAGCCCGTCCACCACATCCTGCACTATCTCATCCTCATGCACACTCTCCAGATATGTGATCTGTGGTGGCCTCACCAGCCGCGTAACTGATATGTCACCCACGGCCTCGTAGTCATCCTGCATCACAGCCTCAGCTATGACAGGATCAATGTTGTGCCTGTTCGTCCACTTAGTCATGCTGGTTCTCCTCTCTAACTTGCGGGGTGACCTCAGGCCAGGCAACACACGCGACCTGAAGCCACCCCGCTTACCTATTCCTGATGGGTGCCTTCCACACCCCTAGCTTCTCGGTTCTTGGTTCGCTGGTCAAGGGCTCTTAGAGCGTCACTCAGATGTGCTATGGCGTTGGTATTCTCCATACAGCGAAACTTACCTCCACACACCTCTTGATACCACCTTATCCTCTGCAACGCAGCCGCTATCAAAGTCTCGACGAACGCACCGTTAGGCTCGATGCGATCAACACCCTCCTTTCCTAGAGGCCCACTCTGCCACTGAATACTTAGCCCTACTCCATCCACCATGCCACCGGCAGGCAGATCGTTTGCGTCCGTGAGGTTACTGCTTGAGAACTCTGCTAACATTACGCCGGTGCCTCTGAGGGTGTAGGGTTACTGCCACTCAATGCGTTGTCTGCTGTAACCTTATGCAGTATGCCCTCAGCATCCCTGGTTATCAGCCCCATCTCGGTCAAGGTAGACAGCAGCTTCCTCCCAACGATAGCCTCCACAATATTAGGCCGTGCTGTCACCTCAGCATTAGTCAGGGCATCCTCGTAGAACTTAGGCTCGGTCTTACCGTTGGCCAACTCCACAAGGAACTTGTTGAAGTCCTCATCCTTCTCCGCTGCTGAACCGATACCTTCCACAGACACTACCTTCCAAGATGGGACATCTAGGTCGCCCCATAGCTGCTTACCGTTGCCATCCAGTTGAGGATTACCCTCTTCATCCACCAGAGGCGAGCGAATCTTAGCAGGCAACCTCGCCCACTCCTGCTGCTTCCCCACCAGTATATCCAGATCGGGATTTGTAGGTGAGAGCTTCCGCAGGCTAGCAGCAAAAGCATCCCACTTAGTCCCTCCCCTGGAGTCCTTAGGTGGCTTGTAGCTCAGGCTGAGTACCACAATAGGGAACGGGTATGGCTCCTCTGAGTCGATCACCTCAATCCCGCTAAAGTGGAAGCTGATTATCACATACTTCCCCTGGTCACTCTGCCTCGTCTTCTCTTCGGCCTTGTACTCGGCCAGCACTCCCTTGAACCTAATCAGAGGGGACTCCCCACCTGTCGGGCGGTCCACACTAGGCTTGAATCCTTGTACCATCATATCTCCTTACTACAGAACAAACTATCCTGGCACGTCTGACATAGGCCAGACAGCCTGTATTCTCTTGAACTAAGAATGTCCTTGAAATCTCCAACAGGTTTGCCACAACCTATCGGCTCATCAACACATCGGTCAGCCTCTATAGCTGTAGTCCTACTGCTGAATCCTTCAAGTAACCTCGTTATCTCCGGTGACTTGGGCGCAGGTGTTGCCATCCTCCTTTCTACTACTCACTATGCCTACTTAGAATATTCTTCATTATCCACGGCCAAGGCAGGTGGAATTGCACAGCCAGGTCTGCGACGCGAAGGCAGTCGCGGGCCTCGTTGTCTACGACAGAGTCCTTCAAGTAGTCCTTGAGCTTTCTCATTTTCCTCTCCTCCTACTTAATACTAATCAATCGCTCACCCTCATGGAACGTCAGGTCTTCCCTATTAAACACCACCTCCTTCGGCTCAATTAGTTCCTCTGCGTGTCGTATGATGTCAAAGTTCAGCGTCAGTCCTACCTCATTACCCTTCTCTCCTGTCTTCACAATCTTACAGACCGTATCTGCCCAGTAGGAGAATACAGCCGCGCCTAGCATATCATCTGAGCCTAGGTCAAAGCTACTGTCCTCACTTATAGCAGACTTTCTAGCGTGGTGAGCGAATACTACTGAAACCTCATACTGACTCAGCATCACGTCAACCTGATCGCACACTTCTCTCACATGGTTAGGATCGAGGATGTTACCACTGATGGTCTTATATATAGGGTCAATCATCACCACAGCAGGCTCGATCATCTCCACGTAATGCTTAATCGTCCCTATCCCCTCAGCCCTGTCCAGCTTGAGTAGAGGCTCAGTCCAGATGTACATATTATTCCTGACCCTCTCCAACAACTCCTTCCTGTCCACCGCATCCCAGGCCATCTCCATCTTGGTCATCCTCTTATGCAAGAGTGGATGAGGGATTTCAAGCTGTAAGTAGATGACCCTGCTGCCTTGTTCTGGAGTCTTGAATGACATCCAGGGCTGGCCTGCTGCAATGCACCTGGCCATACCTAACAGTGTCATAGATTTGAGAGTCTTATACCTACCATAGATAATCATTTTGGTTCGTGCGTAAAGTACCCCGCCTCCGATAATAGCGTCAGGGTAGATAGGCTTCCATTTGAGGAACTCATCTAGGCGTTGAGGCTCCATACTACTTTGATTTCAAGTGACGAAACATACTGCGGAATGCCTCATCACCAGCCATCGGAGGAGACTTCTCAAACTCTACTAGGAAGTAAATGTAGGTCCACATCGAGCCAGGAGGTAATGTAATCACAACCTCAGTCCCAACCTCAGCCTCCACTTACTCACCGTACTCTCCTTCACACCTATCAATACTGCAACCTCCTTCAGACTACCCTCCGACAACAGCTCCTCAATCACTATCCCTAGCCTAGCCTCTATCAGCCTCATAGCCAGAGTCTTGTTAGGATCATCCGGCTCATCAGGCATAGGCTCCAGATGTCCCTGGCCTGCGCGTACTAGACCACGCTTCTTGAGTACACCTCTTCTGACTTTCTCCTTAAAGTGTATACCTCCCAATTAGTCCTCCCTGTTTGGTAGCTTGTTAATCCAATCACGCAACCTGAGTAGCTGGTAGCCTAGCCAGATTCTCATTTTAGCAGCCTCCGTGCCTCTGTCATGGCCTCAGTCTCCGAACCTGATGTCGCAGGCGTTACAGACAGCCAGCCCGTAATCGGCTTGCCACATACACTGCATTTCTTGTTGCTCATCGCTTCCCCTCCCCTTCCTGTAGTTTGCGCTCTAGGCTGGCAACACGCATCCGAAGTGCGTCATCGCTGTCAGCTTTCGGCTGCGCTTCTATCTCGTCCTCTTCCTTGTTGTTGCAGCGCCCCTTCTTCCCCTGGGCTAGGGCAGCAGTAAACACCTTGTCCGCCTTCGTGAGCAATGCGTGTAAGCGAGGTAAATCCTTTGTCTCGCTGAACTCTATGTGCGAGAGAGCTTCCCATACGGAACTCTTGGCCTCTTCCAGCGCCGCCACCAGCTCCCCCTCACGGGCCACTAGCGCCAGAAGTTTATCGTGCTCCTCGTCGTACTGACACTTCAGACTGTCGTATCCGTCCTGTAGGCGGGCGTTCTCGGACTTGAGCCTAGAACAGGCAGTCATGTAGTGTTCAAGGTCGTCGGTGTCACAGTGCCCAGAATGACCTGCCAGTTGTGAACAACCGCGAATACTGCAATAGCCACCGATTTTCTCAGCCATCGTTCTCCTCCTTGAGAATGCGAAGAATAGCGCGGCTTGCTACTCTCATCCCAAGCACAAGCACCGGCGACGCTTTCTTGCCGTTAGCATACTTTTGTGCCCACTTCTCCACCGCCGCCAGCTTCCCCTGCGCCTCCTCTAGCGCCGCGACAAGCATGGGGACGTTGGTGCGGCAAGCGGCGAT